TGTTGGCTCTTCTGATTGGGTGTCAGATAATTACATCCAAGAGGCTGAAGATAAGCTCAAAGAGTTTGACATGGTAGGAAAGCTAGGATGTCACTTCATTGATGTGGATGATAAGATCAGACTTGTAAACTGGACTGGATACGGCAAAGGACCTAGATCCTATGAGCCTATAGGTATTGGCAGAATGCTATCAAATAGATTCCTTGATAAGATCAACTGGCAGCCATTTGACAAGAGATTGAACAGCGGACTTGATTGGGCCATGTGGCTCAGAGCAATAATCAGTGATGCATCCATTGGGATATTCGATGCAGATGAGATACAATTCTTGTCAATCAGTACAGATAAGTGGGAGAATAAACATAAATTTGAGGATCATTGGACTGGCAAGTTAAAGAGTGAACGCATAACTGGCAAAGAACAGATTGCATTCCTTCAGTCATTCCCTGAAATATATGATTTACAAAATGAACTATGCGGAGAGTAAAGGATAAAATAAACACCAACAGCATGGTATTTTGGGATGACTACTATGCTAGTGTTGATATTGAGGAGGATAGGCTGATAATCTATGAGCAACTGTCTGAGATCCTAAAACAAATAAAATTCAATACTATCCTAGAGATTGGATGTGGCACCGGTATAGGAGCTGAATATCTGAAGAGTAAGTTTGATTGCATATATACTGCATCAGACTTCTCAATGATAGCTGTCAACAAAGCTGCTGACAAAGCGGATCACATTCAGCTACTAGATATCAGAACAGATGAGCCATCCAGTCAATACGATGTGATTATCATTGCAGAAACACTAGAGCATCTTGAGAATCCATTTGAGGTGATTGACAAATGCAACAAATATTGTAAATATCTTGTATTATCTTTGCCACTGGATGAGCCTGAAGATTGTGATGCTGAACATATTTGGTACAATATTAATCCTATAGACTTTGCTGATTACAATATACACATGGTCAATACAAACGAAAGCTATTTTCAAATAATTATAACATGAAAAAAGAATGTAAAAGATGCCTATTCACTTCTGACTTCGCTGTCATAGGTAGTAAGCAATGCAACTATTGTGATCTACATGATGAGCTACAGCAGCAGTCAAATCCTGAAGAGCTGAATGGAGTTATCAACAGAATCAGAGAACATGGCTATGGTGACAAATACGATTGCATCATGGGGATCAGTGGAGGTCTTGACAGCTCAGTTCTACTATACACTGCTGTGCGTTACTGGGGCCTCAAGCCATTGGTGATTCACTTCGATAACAACTGGAATGCACCACAAGCTGTGCACAATATGCAGCAGCTAATCAAGAAACTGAATGTGGATGCAATCACTTACCAGGTGAATAAGTCAGAATATGACAAACTAAATGAGGCATTCCTTTACGCTGGACTTCCGGATGCAGATATCCCCAATGACATAGCCATGACAAAGCTCATGTACGACACTGCACACAAGTACAAGATCAAGTACATTCTCAATGGTCATGACTTCCGTACGGAGGGATCAACACCAGCATCATGGACCTACATGGATGCTAAATACATCAGATCAGTGTACAAGGCATATACACAAGCGGAGCTGACTAACTATCCATTATTCACATTCAAAGATCAACTGTACTATGCACTGAAAGGAATCAAGAATGTAAGACCATTCCACTATGGATTCGATAGAGAGACAATGGAGCTTGAAATGAAACGACTGATCCAATGGCAAGACTATGGCGGCAAGCATTGTGAGAATGTTTACACTGAGTTTGTAGGGAGCTTCCTACTGCCGAATAAATTTGGCATTGACAAGAGAATTGTATACCTTTCTGCACAAGTCAGATCAGGAAGATTGACAAAGCAACAAGCTAGAGAGCTGTTCGATGTAAAGCCTGAGTTTGACATGACAAAGCTAGGGGAATACGAATCTAAAATAAATGCACTGATCAGCCTTCGTAATGGTGACAGAGCCAAATATGAGAAGTACAACTTCAAAGCCTATAGGCCACTGATATGGATCCTAGCAAAGATGAAGGTAGTGCCCTATACATTTTACACTAAATATTGCAAGTGATGCCAATACCTAAACCAAGACCAGCAGAGTCAGAGAATGAATTCATAACTAGATGCATGGCTGATGAGAAGATGACAGAAGAATATCCATCTACTCAACGCTATCCAGTATGTAAGTCATCATGGCAAAGAGCAAAGCAAGAATTTCAAGATAGCTACAATGACTATCCTGATGCTGTAGTCAACAATGCTAGACGAGGGATAGAGCTGAATGAGAAGCAAGGGAATAGGTGCTCTACGCAGATTGGCAAAGTCAGAGCACAGCAGCTCAGCAATAGAGAAAAGCTATCCATTGACACGATAAAAAGAATGATAAGCTATCTATCAAGAGCTGAAACTTATTACGAAAATGGTACACCTGAAGATTGCGGATACATCTCCTACCTTCTGTGGGGTGGTAAGGCAGCAAAGACATGGGCAGAATCTAAAATTAATGAATTGAAATAATGGCATACTCAGATGAATTCATAAAACACCTTGAGGAACTAGCACATATCTATATTGAAGAGTGCATATCCCATAAGAAAGAAATGATATCCAATAAAGGAGAGATTGTCCTGGTACTAGATAGGCATATACCTACTATAGATTACTTCCTTAGAATATGGATTCCTATTGTGAGGAAAGAAAAGAGTATTGTAAGAGAGACTTATTACACTTGGTTGAATTCTGATGACAAACTCAAATCTGACACTATTAAAAAAATAGATGAGCTTTTTAAAGGCTTAGCTGTTGATATTGTGGGCAATGAGGGCAAGGGGATATTCTACGCAAAGAACAGATTAGGCATGCATGATCGTCAGCAAGTTGAAACTAGAAATGTTGATAACTTTGACTTTGATGAATGAGTACAATCAAAGGCTACAAGCCTCATCCTAATCAGAGGCATATCCACAATGCTATCAATCAAGGCACAGAAAAATACTATGCTTTAAATATTGGTAGGCAGTTTGGCAAGACCTTACTAGGAATCAATCAGCTTCTGTACTGGGCCATCAATCATCCAGGCTCACAGATTGCTTGGGTGACACCAGTATACAAGCAAGGCAAGAAAGTATTCGCAGAGCTTGAGAGGGCAGTCAAGAACAGCGGACTATTTGAATTCAACAAATCAGATCTCAAGGTGACTGGGTTTGGATCATCAATAGAATTCTTCAGTGGTGAACGGCCCGACAATATCAGAGGGAATACCTTTCATTTCATGGTAGTGGATGAGATGGCCTTCACAAGACCTGAGCTGTGGAATGAGGTGCTATCAGCAACTGTCATGGTCAAGGGCAAGAAGGTGATTTTCATATCAACACCAAAGGGCAAGAATCATTTTCATACCTTGTGTATGCAGCCTAACTATGATGACAGATACAAGTACATCCACTTCACATCCTATGACAATCCTATGATTGCACCACAAGAGCTGGAGGAGAGAAAGAGGTCACTTCCTGATCATATCTTCAGACAAGAATACATGGCTGAATTCATTGACAACGCATCCGGACTATTCAAGAACGTGAGGCAATCAGCTGGAACATGGGAGAAAGGTGGCAAGTGCTACGCTGGTCTTGACATAGGTAGGGCAGATGACTACACAGTGCTGACAATACTGAATGAGAGAGGTCAGATGGTCTATGTGGGTAGGTGGCGCCATGATGAGTGGTCCAAGATCATTGACAAGGTAGCTGATGTCATCAAGCAATATCAAGCAGTCACATTGATAGAGGTCAACAATCAAGGGGATATCTTCTTTGAGATGCTGTCATCAAGACTGCGTAACCTAGTCAATCCATTCACAACTACCAGCAAGACCAAGCCTATCATCATTGAGGATCTAGCACTAGCCTTTGAGCAGTCAGATATCAAGATAATAGAGGAGCAATGGCTGATAGATGAGCTTGAGAATTTTACTTATATTTACAATCCGAATACCAGGTCAGTACAATATTCAGCTCCAAGTGGACTGCATGATGATGGGGTGATCTCACTAGCACTGGCATGGCATTCTAAGAAACACTATAGCAAGAGAGGTCAATATAAAATACTTAGAGCATGAAAACCATTGATGTAAACTATCCACAGACAATCCAAGAATGTAGACCTGATCAGCTCACTAAATGGCTCATGCTGGCACCATTCATCCAGCAGACAGATAAGTCACTGATCAACATGCTAGACTTTCAGTCACAGCTTGTCAGCATATTCACTGGACTGCCAATCAACAAGGTTAGGAAGATACACATTGATGACATCATGAATGCCAGCAGTGTACTTCTGAATATGCTATCACAATACAGCACAAAGGAGCCATCTGAATTCATTGAGATAGAAGGCAAGAGATACAGATTTGAAAAGGACTTTAGTGCCATAGAGACTGGTCAGATCATTGACATGAAGCTCATTGAGGATGTCAGCTCATCACCATGTGAGGCATTGGCTATATGCTACATTGAGGAGGGCATGGAATACTGCCAAGAGGATGAGAGGGGCAAGGTCATCAATCCCAATAAGAAGAGGGAAGAGATATTCAAGAGGGCCTTTCCAGGTGATGAATTTCTGAACTTCTTCGCTTTTTTTTTGCGAGAATCAGAGAGGCGGAGTCTCGCTATCTTGGGAATACAGACAGCGAGGCTGATGAATCAGAATCAGACAATGCATCAGAAACTCTTAGAGACAGCGAATGGTTTACGTGGACAAGAATCCTCCTCAAGCTGGCGCAAGAGCTTGGCAAAGATGTGGACACTATCACGCGTCAGCCATACATAAAAACATTGTTTTGGCTCAACTTCTTTAAGCTGAAAGCGGAACAAGATTACATATTACAAAGACATGGCTGATGATCTGCAATTTCTTGACTCACTAGGTATATCTCAGACTGAACTTAATCAGCCTCAGACAGCTTATGAGAAGTTTATTCTAGGTCTTGCCAATGAGGTCACAGCACAATTCCAAGAGTATATATTTACTAACGTAAACAATACTGGAGGACTAGCTCAGTCAGTGGTATACTTTCCTACTGGAGCATTGTCATTTGAGATACAAGCGGATGAGTACTACAAGTTTCAAGATGAGGGTGTCAATCCAGTAGGACAGAATAAATTTCAAACACCTTACAGCTTTAAGTATCCTAATGTTTCAAAGAATCATGCTAAGGCAATACAGCAATGGAAGGGATATGATCTGAGTCATGCCTATGCATCAGCATCAGCTACAAAGAACAAGTATGGTATCAAGCCTCGCAATATTACATCCAATGTCATGAGCAATGAGGTCCTTGATAGGATAGCAAATGATCTAGCTGCTGTCACTGGGTTGATGTTTGAAATATCATTCACAAAAAATACAAGAACATGGCAATAACGATAATAGATGAGCCAATGGCATTTTGGCCTATCTGCAATAATGTAGAATGGACCTTTGAATCAGACAATACTGGACAAGCTAACTTCTCATTCATTGTTGAGGTGTATATCAATGGCGGCCTTAATTCTACTCATCAAGTATTCCCTGAGAATGGAGATGCTGGCAAGTTCAACATCTCAGCACTTGGTAGGGCGGTCTTGAATAATAACTATCCTGATCAAGCTACTTTAGGGCAAGAGCTGCTAACTGACTATGGATGGTACATCATTGTTTATGAAAGATATGGCACACCAGCTGAGGTGCAAATGGGATCTGCTGAAACTAGCAGCACATTCAGATTCTTGAATGGATCATTCAGATATGAGAATGCTACTACTGGAGGATGGGACTTTCAAGATTATGACCTTGATACTGGTGGCAAAGGTGACTTATTTTTAACTGACTTTCCTAGAAATAGAAAGGATCTAGTATCTTATTCAGAGGCAAAGTATCTATCAATCATCAATAGTGGATCTGACAACTGCACTGGATATGTGAGTCTATACAATATCAGTGGTACCTTGATCACATCAGCTACATGGACTGGAGCACTTGCAACTGGTCTTATGATACCTTTGGTTAGTGTGGGGCCGTCTGTATTGGTAGGTGGCACATCATTGGTACAAGCTGACTTTGATAACTGCTACTACTACACTATCCAATTAAAGCAAACTGCTGATGCCTCAAAGGATTCAGAGATTTACAGAATATATTACGATCAGTCATGCAGTGCCTATTCAAGACGTAGATTGATTTGGCTAAATAAATATGGTGCATGGGATAGTTTTACTTTCACTTTGTTATCTGAGGATAGCTCTGATGTGACATCAAATAGATACAGCAAAAGAACTGGCAGATGGGTAGGCAGCAGTTATGAATATGACTTGAGTGATGGTCATCAGATGACTGTGAGTAAAAGCGTGCAAGACAAGCTCATTCTGAATTCAGACTGGATTCATCAGGAGGTACAGCAATGGCTAGTGAGGGATCTGTATGAATCACCAAGAGTATATCTACAGAATGATTTTGGCCTTGATATATTTGAGCCAGTGAACGTCACCAATGCTAACTATCTACTTAAGCAGAGACGGAAAGCTGGACTCATTCAGGAGCAAGTACAGATAGATAGAACATACACCTACATTTCACAATTAGGATAGATGGAGCTATACATCAATGATATACGAGTTGACCTTGATGAAAGGCTGCCATTCCCATTGACATACAACATCAGTGATGTCAGAGATTTGTCTAGTAGGAAAGGGAATAATTCCAAGACTATCACTTTGCCTGGTACCAAGATAAACACATATCTGATGTATCAAGTATTTAGCTTGACAGCAGCAGAGCCAGTGCTAGATACTCAAAGCGCATTCCTTAACTTTGATCCGTCAGTCAAGGCCACAGCTAGATACTATGATCAAGGTCTATTGCAGTTCAATGGTATATGTCAGCTGACTGAGTGCAGCTGGATGAATGGCATGTGGAGATTTTCTATCATCATGATCTCAGAAACTATTGACTACATTGGACTGCTATCCAAGATCAGAATCAATGAGCTGTCATGGTCCGAATATACACATACACTAATCAAGGCCAATCAAGAGAATTCATGGGCTGGAACTATCCAGGTGAATGGTGTACCAACAAGCAACAAGACTGGAGCCAACTGGGATGGACTAGGGTACTACTATGGACTGATTGACTATGGATATGATAGGCCAGCTGTGGATGCCTTTGGTGTGGAGCATATTCCGCCACAAGTATTTTGCTATGACATCCTGAAGAGGGCATTTGATTACTGCGGCATCAGCTGGTCATCAGCCTTCCTTGAGAGTCAGACATTCAAGAGAATGCTCATGGCCTTTGAAGGTGGATCATTGCCAACAATCACAGCAGCTGATTCACTTGCCTTGTCAGCCTATACTACAGAGGATAATGGCACCAGTGGTCACATTATCAATGCTGACATTCCATTATCTAGTGGATGGAATCTAGTATTTGGTGGCAATAGAAGAGCTGACTTACAGAATACAGTGACTACAGATGCGTATAATGCTACAGTGACATCTGATCCAGCTGGACAGATTGAGAATGCTGCTACATTCATGCGCTTTGTATCGGCTACTGAGGGCATCATGAGAATCAACTATGTGGGTGATCATGACTTGAATCTTGACTTTACAATCACTGGGGCTAACCTTGTGGATACATGGATCAGGTTTAAGCTGGTGCTGAAGATATACAAGAATGGATTTGTGATATCTCAAGATGATGTGTACCAGGGATTCTTTGACAATGGTACTGGTGACTATTCAGCTACTATCAGCTTTGACTATAGCAGAGATGTATTTGTGACCTTCAATGATGAGCTCAAATTTGTTCTAGTGTGGAATGTTTATGATTCATCTGTTGAGGCTGATGACATTCCTACGGCCTTCTCATTGAATACCAACATCACAAGTAATACAGCGGATCTTAATATCGTATTATCTGAGCAGTCACTTGAGCCAGGAGGAACTATCTTGATTGATAACTTTCTGCCTACAATGGATTGTGCCACTTTCTTTAAGGGAATTACTACGGCATTCAATCTATATGTCAAGCCTAATGTGAATGATAACACCATCCTTGAGATTGAGCCAATGGATGACTTCTACAATTCATCAGCTGATGCCTTGAATTGGACTCATCTAGTTGACTATAGCAGAGATTACAAGGTGACACCTACAATCAACTTTGCGAGCAACACATACAACTTTGTATTTGATCAAGATGATGACTATTATAACTTCTATTATGCACAAGATGTCAGGAAGCAGTATGGTGCCTTCAGCTTAGATTCACAGAATCAATTCGCTAAGAATACAACTGAGTTCAAGCTGCCATTCTCACAGAAGCTGCTGGTGAATATCCCAGTAGATGAGAGTACCTTCACCAATATCATTGTGCCAAGGTCATTCCAAGTCAAGACTGAGCAAGATGGTACATCAGCTATAGCTATCAAGAAGGGCAAACCATTCCTTGTGCAGCTAGGACCAATGACTACAGCTACATGGGAATACATTGATGAGGATGGCA